CCACTGTATGAGCTTCTTGATAGCCTCAATAACTCCATTGACAGCATCAAGCGCTTTGGCAAACGCCTTAGCAGCTATAGATATACCCTTGATAACAGGGGGTAATACTGTTGCTGCTAGCTCCAACAAACTCTTGATAATGGGCCTCAGTGAGTCACCCAAATCTTTCAACGCTGGCCCTAGCTGTGCGCCAACTGTTTCCTTTAGCTCACTAAACCCAATCTGTGCCTTCTTAGCACCTGCCGCAGACGACTTGCCGTATTTGTCAGCAGCACCAGCAGCTAGGTTTGAGGCTTCGGTGATTGTGTCCTGAGCCGTTGCAGTCTCAGCCAAACCGGGAAGCATCCGCCGTAGCGTAGTGTCTTGCCCTGCCTCCGCCTTCGCTACAGCATCAGCAGCAGTAGCAAGATCAACCCCTGCAAGGCGCGCAATATCCTGCGACTTAGACAGTAAATCTATCGCCTTGTCACTGTCACCCGTTGCCGTCGTTAGAGACACCAGCGCCTTGCGGGTTTCCGTATCCTCAAACGCTAGTTTCTGTGACGCTAAGATTGCACCGTCTACCTTAGCAGTCTGTTCCTCAGTAGTAACTCCCAACTTTGCCATTGACTCAGCAAAGATGGCTTCTTCTGCGGCAGCATCCTTAGCAGCTTTACCGCTATTGAATACAGCGGTGCCTATCTTCTTAGTGGCATTGACGGCAACGCCAGCCCATCCGGGTAGATCAACTCCGACCTTCTTACCGAACAGGTCAACATGCGTGCTTGCGTCACCAAGCGTTGTTTTCAACCCTTGTGCATCACCGACAATAGCTACCCGAATAGGTGCAACCATTTAGCTTGCCCGCCTCCGAACAGGACGAGTACGAGAAACTGTGTGCTTACGTTTGAGATTGGTAAGCGCTTCAATCTCAGTCATGCTCATCTGCTTAGCTTCTTCCGTAGACACTCCCGCAAGATGAGCTACAGCAACAACAGTCTCCGCCCGTTGCCGTTCTTTATCGTCGTCACGCGGCTCACCGATCACGTCAAGCTGATAGGTGCAAACTTCTGCAAACGTCAAGTCAGGTTCAGCGCGCCTAGCAATCACCCATGCTACCGCCATCATTAGCATTGCCTTTTCGCGCAACCGCCCATTATCCATGACTTGAACAAAGTTACTAGACGCAACCCCGCTTGCGTCCATAATGTCCAATGTTTCCAAAAGCGTGAGGCTTCCGGGGTGAATATCAGAAACACGCAGGATTAGCTTCCTGCGCGGAGTCCCCGTTATCAAATCTGATAAGATCAGATCAGGCTTAGTATCCGGCTTTGTGGGTTGCGTCATCCGTCGCCTTCTCAAACGCTTTGGTGATTGCTTCCTCATGCCCACTAACAGCAGTATCTATAGCATGAGTACCCGTTACCCACACCGTACCATACTCTTGATAAGCTGCGTAGTCAACCTCATTGACAAACGAGTCTTTCACAGCTTGCCACCCGCTCCGCAACTCTCCCGTATCGGTACGAGTGGCAGCCTGTAGATATGGGGTCAACGCTAACGCTGCCTGATGGCCCGCTTCCTCAGTGTTTACATCCCCTGCGGCCTTCAGCGCTTTGCTGTTCTCCGCAACGCCTGTAACCTCAACGCCCATACTCATCCCGGTACTGCCACCGGGATGAATGATGCGACCTAGCATTACGGGGCAGGAACAGCAGTGGAAAGCACCGGCTTTGCAGTGAACGGAAGCGTAACCTCAAACTCTGCGAAAGTTGAGACTTCGCCGCCGTACTGAACGGGAATGAGCGTTACGGTGCCGGTAACTTCGGGAGTCTCATCCGTTGGTAGCGCCGTAGCGCCGTAGGCATTGAGCGTCACGTCTGCCGTAGAACCTGCGTTGTCCCACAGGTAGCGCGCCAGCCCCGTAGGAGAATAATCCTGGCCCGCTCGCATGACGAGTGAATACGTTTCCGCTTCCGCGTTGCTAGCGACATTGCCATCCAACGTCGGATATTCCACCACGTCGCCCGCTTCAACTTCGACGTGAACGTCTGCCGCATCCCCTTGAAACTCGATAGGGGTAGCCCCTCCATCAATCGACAGAGTAAACTTGGCGGTTTTCATAAACAGGATCGTTGCCACCTTAGACCTCCATCCTTGTCTCGATGATGCCGCGAGCGGCCATGAACCTGTTGCCTCCGCCCATATCCGTGCTCGCTGGACGATGCCATTCAACATGCGACCAACCCGGCAACCCGTCGATGGCTTTATTAGTTGTGATAACTAACTGTTCCAGATCGTCGTAGGTTGCACCCGCATCTGTTCTACCCGCCACCGCCCACACTTCCCACGACTGCGAGCGCTTCCCGCCTAGATCACCTGTGCGAGCAACCCACGGCTCACTAGGCATGATACGGACACAGGGAGCGGTAAACGCTCCCCATCCGTAGTAGGCTCTAATGTTTGCCGCCTCTAGCGCATCAAGCAACGCCTTGCGTGCAAGCTCTAGACTAGCCAATGCCGGGACCAGCGCCGTAGCGGTCAATCACAGGACGGACGCCATCGAGATAGTCACGCGCTAGGCGGATCGCGTTACCCTCCATGTCATTGAACCCCGTGATCCCGAATGGCGCCTCCCGGCGCTTGAATGCCTCACCACCCGCCATGAGCGCCGCTGTGGTAAGCTCAGCAGGATACGGGTCTAGGATGAGCGCCCCGTTGAGCCTAACGCTAATCCCATCGTTGACAGCATTAGCGCAAGCTGTCGCCCATGCTGTTTCAGCGTCCGTAGGTAGCTTGATACCCACATACGCTAGGATCGCGTCAGGCTCAACGAATACCGCCATCAGCTAAAGCTACTTGGCTTCTGCGGGTGGCTTGTCGCTTGTGTCGAGCGGTTCCCCTGAGCGCAGATGTTCCGGCTCTCCGGGATGCCCATGCTTGGTGTGCGTCTGCTCCCCTGCGTCATTCGACGTGGGATGCATCTTCTCCACGGTTGGCGCGGGAGACTGCTGCTTGGCTTCGGCATCCTGCCCTTCACCATACAGCTTCTTTTGCTTCTCGTCGATGGTCCCCGGATCAGGGTTGTGCTCGTCGTGTCGCGTCATCCGTCTTTTCCTTTCCTGCGTTATCAGAACTGATAACGCTAGATGTTGGTGTACGTGACCCGACGAACGCCCTTCGGCTGCAAGACCGCAAACGCGAAGTATTGCCAGATCACGAACACGATGGACTGCGGCCCTTCGCGCTCCATGAGCCGAATGTCCAGCACCGCAGACTTCCACTGCCGCGCATCATTACGCCGCGCGATAATCTCGTTGGTATCCGCCAGCAGCGCCCACGCCGGTTCCACCGTGACACCACCAAGGATGCCCTTCTGGAACGCTGGACCGCTAACCTGCCCCAACGCATTGACCGGGTTGACGTAGGCGAGCACCGGACGCCCTGACACATCCTCACCACCGACAAGGTTTCCCCAATCGGTAGCATTGACGAACACTCCCTCCGGGGGAAGCATTCGCGCTCCGGCACCACCAGCGGCAGCACCAGCATAGAACTGCCCAATCTGTGAGGCTAGCCCGCGTGCAAGGTCCTGGCCCGACTGTGCGACACCTGCGCCGCCCGTATCGGCAATCGCACCGGACGCAGGGAGCGCTTCGAGCACAAGCGCAATCTCGCGCTCAGTGTCCCTCATCAGCAACTCACGCAGTTGGTTGCCAATGATAACGTCAGTACCCGGTGACGCACCATCCACCGCCTGACGAGAAACGGTTGACTCGCCGCCGATGGTCTTTGGCGTGAGCGTCAGCGGTGCCGTGCTCACGTCGATGTTTGCCAACGGGTCATTCTCGTTGGGCTGAACCTCAGTGTCACCCGTCACCGCCCCGAACGTCGGAATGAGGATCGGGTTTGCTCCGGTGATAGGCGTGACCGGGAAGAACGCCGACAGCGGACCAGTGTACGCAATGTCAGCAACGTACAGATCGGGGAAGAACTGCGTGGGGTATGCCCCCGCAATATCTGACGAGTCCGTGTCACGCTGTTCGATCTGCTGCGCCAGATCAAACACAAGCGCCCGGTGACGACCCATCCGCTCCGCTGCCTGAACATCGCGGCTCTGCGCGATCATGTCAGCGAAGTATGAATGTCCCGACCGTGGCCCGTAAATGGACTCTGAACGGGTCACGATAGCAGGGCTACGCACGGTGCCCTGTGGCAACGACCGTCGCTCCAACTCTGCGCGCCGTGCCTCTGCATCCGCGTTGGTGATGAGCGCATCAATGTTGGTGATGCGACCTTCCAGCGTTGCTAGCTCCTGTGTCTCGCTATCGTCAAGCTGACGATTTTCCGTTTCCGCAAGCTGACGGATCACGGCTTGCTGCTGTGTGATCGTGCTACGCCGTTCCGTCAGCGCCGCACTTGACAGCGGGGGCATGTGCGTACCTCCTACGCTCCTGAGTGCTACGCGGGCCTGACGGTAGGCGGGTGCGTAGCTCCCCGCGATCCCTGCGAGCCTAACACCCGCGAAGTGCTCAACCGTCCCATCGCGCCCGCGCCGATGTTTACCCGGCACAAACTCGACTGAGACACCATTGATGCCAGAACTAATCTCGCTACGAGTTACTACCGCAGCGGGCACATCAAGGAAGTTACCACCAAAGTAAAGTCCGTTGTCCCGCTCCTCCAACCTTGTGACAGCACCCACCGGAACGCCGCCATTCTCGCCGTGACGGTTGAGATACGCCAGAGTTTCCCCTGATCGAACCTGATCCGCAAACGCACCACGGACAAACCGCTCCCGCCCGTATGGTACATCAATACTGACACCGAACGGAATAGCAATGCCCTCAAACGATCCGGGCTGCCCCTCAACCTCCCTGATCTGAATGTTGCCTAGCGTAGTGCTATGCGGAGGCATTGGCTGTTTCCTTTTCCTTGTTATCAGTATTGATAGCGTTTCCGCTATTGCTCCCCTGTACCCGATTGGCGAACGACTCTGCCGCTGCCTCTGCACCCTCTACCTGTGCCTTCTCTAGTGTTTCAATCTGATCGTTCATTCCGAACCCTTCCGCTGCGCGAACCTCACTAGGCATAAGCCACGGCTTACCCGCTGTAGCTGATGCCCACGCACGGAAGCGAGCCTCCTGACCGGCACGAGTCAAGCGGCTCATATCAATCTGCATCCTGTCACCTTCGGGCAGTAGGTCACTGATGCAATCTTCGATAGGGTCTACAAACCCTGTGAGCGTATACCGCTCCAAGCTCAACGACTCATCGTTTAGGTTCGCGTAAGTCTGCGACGCACCACCGACTGAGACATTGACGTACCGGGACGGAACACCGAACAAGTTAGCAATCTCAATGGCTATCTCTCGTCGGGCTTCTACAGCGGACAGGTTCGCTACGTCTGCGCCCCACGGTTCCGCCCTGCCTCCCTTCCCGATCACTGCGGGGAAGTCTGGA